GGGGCCTCGCGGCCCCCACCCGTCAACGGTGACTTACTGCAGGATCTTGGTTAACACCATGCCGAGTAAGACCCTCCAACCAAAAGGTATCTCTTATGACTGCATTCACTTACCCGACCTTTTTTAATAAGGCCCAGGTAGTTGGTACCCGTTACGACTATGTACATGGTGGAGCCCCTAATGGGGTTGAAACCATGATACCTAGTACGAAAGTTGGTACCATTGCAAGTATTGGTCATAAGAGAGGCCGGGATGGTAATTACCATTCCGGCGGTCCACTACTCATCAATAAACGCGAAACTCTGTGCGGTGGTGACAGTAATGTCATGTATCGCCCAGGCTATGCTATGGCATACAAGGGAGTTTTCTATTTGCAGGATGGGAATTCTGGTGCCGCTATTACGGGCGCATATGCGCTTCCTAATGTGACACAAGAGACTCATCTTGCTCAAGTTAATTCCTACGGTGCTGAAGCATATGCGGCTCTGAAACCGGATTTACCCGATTTCTCGCCAGTCGTGTCTCTTCTTGAGTTGAAGGATGTTCCCGCTGAGCTCAAAGCACGCTTTAAAAGGTGGCGCTTTGATACTAAGAAATATCAGCGGGCTAAGAAGGGTACTCATCCTACTTTATTCAAGTTAAAGGATGGTAGCCTTCATGGACAAAACGTTGCCGAAACGTACATTTCCCTAAAATTTGGGTGGGTGCCCATTGTACAGGACACCCTTAGTTTCGTTAAGGCCTTCCATAAAAGGAAGAAACGTTTTGATCAACTCCTTCGGGACGAAGCGCGGTCTGTCCATCGAACCCGTCACCTTCACAGGAACGGGACTGGAAAAGTGGATAACGTAGACTCGTTTACAACGAGAACGACTCCATATAATCCCAGTATCAAGCCGGTTTACGTAACTCAATGTTACGGGGGCGGTCTTGCAACGGACAGTGTACATTCTGGCCATAACACCCGTATTTGGTGTGCCGGTAGGTCGAAGTATCTTCTACCTCCGGGACCCCGAGACGGGCCATGGAAAGATCGGCTGATGCGCCGGATATTAGGTTTGAATTTACAACCTAATACTCTGTACAATATTATGCCTTGGTCTTGGTTAGCTGATTACTTTACTACCTTGGGGTCTTTTTATGACGCCGTAAGTAGTGGTATCGCTGACAAAGTAGTTTTCGATTATGCATATCTTATGCATGAATACGAAACCCATGTTATCTCCTATGCTACACAGTACATTTGTACTAGTGTAGCCACTGGGAGTGGCACCAAGCATGAAATGGTTACCGCTTTTAGAGAACAGAACGAGAGTCGTAAGACTCGCGTCGCTGCTTCCCCTTTTGGTTTCGGGTTGTCACAGGAGAGTTTAACTCCGAACCAACTCGGTATCTTGGGTGCCCTTGGGTACTCAAGATTGTGAACGTCGCGATGACGTGCACACCCGTTAAGTGTTAAATTAACGTTCCCTTTAGTTGGAATAGGAGATTCCACATGTACGCTGATCCCCAATCTGTCACTGTGAACGCGGTTGCGGTTTCCTTGCCTCGGCAGGGAAGTTCCACACCAGATCGTTTGGGTCATTTCGTCAATTCTGACGGGACCTTTACTTTCGATGTTCGACAGAATACCACAAGCAACCGTTTTCGTCGTGAGGTTCGCCTCACGCAGAAGAAGATTGCTGCCGATCCCATCTCGGCGATCAATAAGGAGATTTCTACCTCCGTTATGATCGTTGTTGATGAGCCTCGGTGGGGCTTCACGGATACTGAGCTCGGCTACCTTACGGCAGCCTTGATCACTTGGTTTTCAAATGCCAACCGTGATAAGCTTCTTGGGGGTGAGCTGTAAAGCTCACGTACATGCGGACGGTCTCACCACACCTCGTAATTTACGGAGGAAGTGATGGAAATACCGACCATGCTCCTGCGGCGGGTCTTACTAGACGTAAGATCGCAGCAATCAGACTCCATCGACAGAGACTATGAAGTAATTCATAGTCGTTATGAAAAAGAAGGGATGAGTTTTCTAACGATAACTCTTCCCACCCTTGACGATGCTCTTTTGAAGGGCCTCGCCAATGGGCGTCTTGAGCGATGCGACTTTATGGGCTTTAAACCCTTTTGTCGCAGAGGAAGTCTCCCGGCATTGCTGTCAGGTTTCTTCAGACGTATTTTTCATGATGATGGTGCTCTCAGAGCTGAACCGGACGTATGTGCAATATTTGCAATCAGACAAGTGACTCGCCTCTTTAAAAAGGTGGAGTTACCTTGTTCCGAGCAGCGTATTAAAGCTGCATACGAAAGGTATATCAGCAATGACAGCGAGGTGGACTGGCGTTGCCATCGGAACCCTTACAACTCTGTTTTGTTTGACAGCGTTGCTGGGTACCTGTGGGCTGAGCTCGAAATGTTATCTGGACGCCTTTACAGGTTTCCAGGAATATTCGGACCCGGCGCTACTGCTGAAAGAGTAAATCGTAATGAACGATATACAATCAAGCAATGGCCAGAACGAGCTGAGAAATCTTTCCCAAGCTCGTTCTTCGCGTCTCATCGGGAGGATTTTGGGTCTTGCGACACAATTTCTTATCTCCCTGTTGAGAAAGAACAACCCGTAAGGGTTGTTCAAGTTCCTAAAACCCTCAAAACTCCGCGAACGATATCAGTTGAGCCAAGCTATATGATGCTAATGCAGCAGAGTATAGCGAAGCCTCTGATGGTGTACTTGGAATCCCAGCGTTTCGGATTTCAGTCCATCCGTTTTGTTGACCAATCGGTCAATAAGGCATTGGCGCGGCAAGGTTCGTTAGATGGTAGCTTAGCTACCATAGACCTTAAGGATGCCTCGGACATGGTCGACTTAGACCTTGTTCGGCGTATCTTTGGTGGTCCTTGTCCGACATTCCTACAATTGATTGAGGATTGTCGTTCAACTAAGGCCTTGTTACCTGATGGAACACATCTTCCATTGAGGAAGTTTGCCTCAATGGGGTCAGCTTTATGCTTTCCCGTAGAAGCTATGGTCTTCTTCACCATTATAATGTACGCTTTGGTGGAGAAATCAGGTAAAGTACCATCTCGGCGTCTCTTGCGTCAATTGGCAAAAGACGTCGCTGTGTACGGTGATGATATCATCGTACCTAGTTCGATGGCTCCCGTAGTTATGGAGAAACTTGAAGACTTCGGTCTCAAAGTCAACCATAACAAGTCGTTCCATACAGGGCTCTTTCGAGAATCCTGCGGTGGCGATTACTATGCAGGTGTTGATATAACGCCTGCGTATGTTCGCCAATGGGACGTCACGGGCACTCTGTCCAATGCATCTCATAAGGTGGCATACGTTGCACTTTCCAATACATTTTATATGAAAGGATTATGGAATGCGTGCCAATACCTCAGAGATGGCATCTCTTTGCGAATCTCAACAACAATTCCTTTGTCGCAGCACCCTATTGGGTGTCTCCATTTCACTTCGCTTGTGCGTAGCAGTAACTTGTGCTATGACTCGCGGGTTCATGGATACCGTGTTAAAGGACTTGGAATTAGATCTGCAAAAGATGCGGATCACCCCTCTGACATGGCTGGATTTCTCGGACTCGCTTTTGGAAACAGATACTTTTCTGATTCCATCGAAGAATTCAAGAATACAGTCTGCCAGGAACCTCCTGCGCGATTCATTACAGCAGATGCGTGGTCGTCCGGAACTCATAAACGAGTATATGGACGGTTCATGCGAAGCTGTATGGATGGCGACGTCGGTTCGGAAATACAGGAAACAATACAGGATTACGGATGTGAAATACCGCAATCCCAATTGCCACCAGACTTGGACGGAGAGAAAGCATGCGAAAGCATGCTTAATCTTTCGTATGGAGTCAGTGGACTCTACGATGGAAGTTCCTTGTATAAAGGAACTAATTTCCCATCCAGAGTATTTTCTGGACTTCGAGAAAACCTCTCGCACTTAAATCATGCGATTGGTAGATCTCTATACACGAGTGATAAGCCGCACGCCTTAAGTCTAAAGCGTGCATGGACCGCATCACAAGCGGGACTAAACTGGTAGGCAGGGTTTACCTACCGTTTAGTTTAGCAGGGAG